TGCGGTAGCAGCAGCAACAGGTGCGGTAGCAGCAGCGACTGGCGCGGCAGCAGGGGCCCCTGCAGGGGTAGCTTCTGCATTAGCTAGCGGGGTAAATGCTTTACCGGGTGGTCAAAACGCAATATCTGCTGTAGTTAATTATGCCAAGGGTGCGACTAATGCTATCCCGGGTACGGCTGCTATAGGAGCGCTACTTACTAATACAACCACAGCAGTTACAAACGGGATATCATTACCTAATTCAATTTCGGGTGCAGTTGGCTCTATAACTGGAGCTGCTTCTAATCTATTGAGTAAAACTACCGGAGCAATTTCAGGCGTATTTGATAAGCTCAAATCAGGAACTACAAGTTTAGCATCAGTTGCTACAGGCGGACTGCCAAGTGCGGACGCCGCTCAACTTAATGCTGCTGTCGCCGCGCTCGGATCCGGTGGAGCATTCCCTATTAAATTACCTACAGTAGGATTGAACACAACAGATAGAAGCGCAATAGATGGGCAAATTGGATCATTATTGGGGGCAGGTATTCCCAAGCCCAATTTCTCTGGAACAATTTCTGCCGCAGCAGTTTCGGCTCAGGCAGCTAATTTAGCAAAAGCAGAACCAATCGCCGCAGCACTGGCTGAAATACAATCATTGCAGGATAAAGCTACCGTTGCTAAAGATCGATTTCAGGAGCTATCAAACACGTTACCACAGGGTGATCCTCAAATTGCGGCAGCTAGCCAAGAACTAGCGTCATTGACCAAAGAGGTAACAGACAAGCAGTACGCTGAATTCGTAGCTAGTCAACCACGCGCATACCGTATATAATAAGTGATAAATAGTTTATGCCATCATATATCGGATTCAGCACAATAGGCGCAAATAAACCAAAGACCACTAACGCAGGTGGAGGGGTTGATGGTGGTGTCGGTACCATCTTAAAACCTGTCAACACGGGGAAGAAATTTAGATTGGTTGATTATCCACTAGTTATACAAGACCTGATGAATGCGTTGAATATTAGGCAAGGACAAAAAGTAGGACAACCGGGATATGGTACTTCACTGTGGTCTTTTGTATTCGAACCCAACACCGCTGATGTTCAGTTTCAAATAGAAGCAGAAATTCGTAGAGTAGCCAGTCTGGATCCTAGACTACAACTAAATTCAGTTAAAGCCTTCCCGCAAGAACACGGAATATTGCTTGAAGTTGAAATGTCGGTCACCCCATTCAATAATGCTCAGATATTGAGTGTGTTCTTTGATAGCAATACCAGTCGAGCCGTAATACAATAATCCTATCCTATTACAAGCACGGTTTTAGGTATGATAAATACTTAAAAGAGAACAACTATGGCGACAAGCGCAAGACAATCTTCCCTATTCGGTGTAAATGACTGGAAAGCTATTTACCAAACATTCAGAGAAGCTGATTTTCGTAGTTTTGATTATGAAACGCTTCGTAAGAGTTTCATCGACTATCTGCGTGTCTATTATCCGGAAACGTTTAATGACTTTATTGAAAGTTCAGAATTTATTGCAATTCTGGATGTCATGGCGTTCATGGGTCAAGGTCTCGCATTTAGAAACGACTTAAACGCCAGAGAAAATTTCATTGACACTGCTGAGCGTAGAGACTCCGTTGTTAAACTAGCCAACTTAGTAAGCTATACTCCTAAACGAAACTTAGCTGCGCAGGGATATTTGAAAGTAGTTAGTATTCAAACCACTCAGAATATCTCTGATTTGAACGGGGTTAATTTAAGCAATCTTCCAATATTATGGAATGACCCGGCAAACGCTAATTGGGCTGAACAATTTAATACTATTATTAATGCTGCATTGATAAACACACAGCGGGTAGGTCGCCCGGGCAATCAGGCTGATTTATTAGGGGTGACTACTAGTGAGTATACTCTTAGTATTCCGGCGGATAATATCCCTGTAGTGCCATTCACCTCAACAGTAGACAGCCTCAATATGAATTTTGAGCTAGTAAGTGTTACAAGTGTAGATAAAGATTATATATATGAAATTCCACCGATCCCATCGGGTAGATTTAATATGCTATATCGTAATGACAAATTAGGATATGGTAGTCCAAATACCGGATTTTTCTTTTACTTTAAACAAGGTGGCCTACAAAATTCTGATTTTAACTTAGAGCAGCAGATTACCAATCAGGTAATCAACATAGATATTCAGGGCATCAACAATACTGACACATGGCTATATCAGCTTAGCGACAACAATGGCACCAGCGCACTTTGGAAACAAGTTGAGAATGTCTACGCCGATGCTTATCTGCAAACTGAAACTAGTAACAGAGCAATCTTTGCAGTAACTTCTAGATTTAACGATCAAGTAAGTTACACGTTTGGTGACGGGGTATTCTCGGAAATCCCAGTTGGAGCATTTAGGGCATATGTTCGGGCTGGTAATGCGCTTACCTACACCATCGACCCGTCAGAAATGCAGGGCATCTCTATAACATTCTCGTATCTTAGCAGAGTGGGTAGAGTGGAACAATTAACAGTTGGGCTAGAATTACAGCTGCCAGTCTCTAACGCTCAAGCAAGAGAATCATTAGCAAGCATTAAACAACGGGCACCTACTAGATACTACTCGCAAAATCGTATGGTCAATGGAGAAGATTATAATAACTTCCCTTATACACTATACAGTTCAATTCTTAAAAGCAAAGCTATTAATCGTAGCTCGATTGGTGTTTCTAAAAATCTAGACCTACTTGATCCAACGGGAAAATATTCAAGTTTAAATTCGTTTGCTACTGACGGTGCAATTTGGCAAAATGATACCACCGATAGTCTAGCATTGACTATTAATTCTATCGGTAACATTATCACATTCCTGACTGACACCTTAGCTTCCACATTGTCATCTAATCGTGCGATACAATACTATACGCAAAATTATGCTACGTATTCAGTTGACGATTCAGGAACTAATACAGTTTATTGGCAAACCAGTTCAGTAGACGCTAGCTCGGTAACAGGATATTTTTACACTAAAGTAAACAATGTCAACACTCCGATCGGATTGGGTACGTACTCCACAACCAATGTAAAGTACATCACAACCGGCGCGCTTCTCAAATTTACTGCACCTCCTGGATATTATTTTGATAGCAATAATAGATTGGTAGCTGGCATTGCCGGCCCGTCAGATATTACTTCGATATGGACAACAGTTCTTAATGTTATTGGTGATGGGTACAATAACGGGTTAGGTGGGTTTACTAACGGTACTGGGCCAGTCACGTTAAACGGATATGTACCATCTAGCACACCGACAATTACGGTATTACCATCGTTTGATAATACGTTAGCGAACGAGATTATACAGGAATGTATTACTAGAATGGAGTTACAACAGAACTTCTCACTGGTGTTTAATAACGCATTAACAGTGAATCAGCTTCGTTGGAGTATCAATCAATACAACGATGTAAATTACTTTGTCAACTTCTTAAGTTTAGGTGGTAATAGATATAGCATTACATCGCGTTCATTAGCATATTATTTTGGTAGTGTAAAAGATACTAGATTCTCATTTGAACGAGATAAATTGGTGTATGATCCCTTCTCTGGAAAGATTTTACAAGATTTTATTAAGGTGCTAGCTACTAATACACAGCCTAGTTCTAATTATCCACTAGCAACTTCTGTTTCGGCTAACATTGTTGGGCAGACTGTTGAATCAGATGGATATATCAATGATTTTGAAGTAGAGATATCAAGCACCGATATTAATAATCGTGGCTTAATTTTAAATCCTACATTCTTTCAAACAGTCACTGGATATGTATCTGGTAATACAAACATTGGTATATATGTCTTTTTTGAACTAATAGAGGACGCACTAAGTCTGTCTAGATATCAAATAGTGCCGTCAACTGATGTAGTTTACACCTATCCTACTAATACCCAAGTAGAAGTTTCCAAGTATGATTATCCACTAGGACAGATATTCTACGCATATGCTGAAAATATATTTTATATTACTGTGCAGGATATTACGGTATCTACGCCGTATTATGTCTTAGTACCGCAGCCTCAATATTCTACTAAACCCGGGCGACAAGGTCTGCAGTTCCAATATCGGCACAACTCTAATAACACCACTCGTATAGATCCAGCAACTACTAATATTATAGATTTGTATGTAGTAACGCAAGCATATTATACAGCATATCAAAATTGGATACAAGACACTACAGATACAATACCACAACCAAATCAGCCAACTATTAGTGAATTGAATCAAGAATACGGTGAAGTAAATAATTACAAAATGCTGAGTGATAGTGTTATTTTAAACAGTGTTGTCTTTAAACCATTATTTGGTCCTAAAGCAGCACCTGCACTTAGATCAACTATCAAAGTAATTAAAGCCTCTAACACGAACGCTAGTGACAGTGAAATTCGTAGCGCAGTACTTACGGCTATGAATAATTATTTTTCAATTAACAATTGGAATTTTGGAGATACGTTTTACTTCTCAGAATTAAGTGCATATCTGCATTCGGAAACAGGGGAACTAATTAATTCAGCAGTATTAGTTCCCAATGACCCAACAATGGCTTTTGGAGATTTATATGAAATTAAATGCGCACCGTACGAAATATTTGTAAACGCGGCCACAGCAAATGATGTGTTAGTTATCGCAGCCCTCACCCCAGCACAATTACAAATAAGATAAGTACTATTATGGCCACAAGAATTAGAACATTATCATTTCTTCCGGAAATATTCCAAACACCCACTAACGCTCAATTTTTGAGTGCTACCCTCGATCAATTGGTATCGCAACCAAATACTAAAAAAATTGAAGGGTATATCGGTAGTAAATTTGGATATGGCATTAATGCCAAAGACTATTATGTAACTGAACCTACTAAAACTAGGGTTGATTACCAATTAGATCCGGGTGTTGTTTTTACTAAACCCAACGAATCTGTTGCTCAAGATTTTATTAGCTATCCCGGTATATTGGATGCTCTTCAAATAGAGGGTGGCCTCACTGAAAACAACAACAGACTATTCAATAGTGAATTCTATTCGTGGGATTCATTTACTAACTTAGATAAGATAATTAACTTCAACCAATATTATTGGCTTCCTGAAGGTCCTGATCAAGTTACTGTATCTACTGAAACTGTATACAGCAGTACCGCATATGCTGTAACTGATCTAGCAAACGGATATCAAATCTCTCCTGTGGGTACGGCCGGCGGCACTATAAACCCAACCTTGACAATGCTTCGTGGTGGGTCATATACGTTTGAAGTTAATCAAAATTCTGCTTTTTGGATACAAACTGAACCGGGCGTTAGTGGGTATAGCCCTACTCAACCAAATATATATACACGTGAGGTATATGGTGTATCAAATAACGGAGCAATGAATGGCATTGTAACGTTCGCTGTACCTAGTAAAACTGCACAAGACGACCAGTATAATTTTCCCGGGAACAATGTTGTTGGTGTAGTAAGCACATTGCCGTATAGCGACATCAATGGACAACTACTATCGCAAGTGGGAAACATTGACGGGATAACTTCTCTGGACGGGCTAACTGTAATGTTTTACAATACAGGATATCCATCTGAGATTGGATTTGTATCCAACTTCTTTGACTATACTAATTATGATGAAAATAATAACCTAGTTCCAGCAGAAACTATCACAGTGACCGATACCAGTGCAACTGGAAATTTAATCACTTGTAATTCTACTGCAAATCTATCAGTAAACGATACTATCACCTTTACCGGAACTACATTCGGTGGAATACAATCTTACTTTACCGGCACACCTACAGTAATAGCTGCCGGGTCGTTTGCTATCGGGCAAGAATATGCTATCACTACTATTGGAACAACGGATTGGATAGCGGCAGGTGTAACAGCAAGTGCTGACATTACAGGCTCTATTGCTGGATACGCATTAACAGTTACTACAGTAAACTCAGGCTCGCTAGTTATAGGACAAACACTAGCAGGATTTGGAGTTACCGCAGGTACAGTAATTGTTAGTTATGATTTAGCTACAGATACATACACGCTAGATCAATCACAAACTGTAGCTAGTACTACTATTTACGGGTATGATATTGTAGCGGGTAAGATATTCACTGCGATAGCTGCTGGATCTGGCACCGGCAATGCGACTGCCTTTTTACCAACAATATACTATATAAGTTCAATTTCGTCATTGACAGAATTTACTGTCTCCGCTCTGTTAGGCGGTAGCGACGTAGTACTAACCACTGCATCTGGATCAATGATCGGTAATATCAATCAAGGTTTATATGAAGAGGGATATTACACTACAGTAAGTCAGACCTTTTACACAATTACTTATGTCGGTGACCCAACGGACCCTGTTATAAGATTGATCCCAAGTAGCTCTATACCTACTAATGAAAAGATAACAGCGTTGTATGGTACACAATGGTTGAATAGATATTTCTATAAAAATCCAGCCGGCGCCATTGTGTTAATCCCCTACATAACTGCGCCTCTAGATATATTGTATTACCAAGATGGAACTTCAGCTAATAAAGTTGGCATCATTAGATTGATCGAGAGTAATGTTACTAACACCTTGGATGTTGATGCTGATATTTTGGGTAGAAAGAATTTCACATCATCAACCGGGATTGTATTTACAAATGGATTGAAGGTGGTATTTCAGGGAGACATCGTTCCCGCAAGCTATAAATCAGGGCAATATTATGTTGAAGGTGTTGGCAGCGCAATAGAACTAGTACCGGTTTCTGATTTAATATCACCCGAAAGTTTTACATCTAGCACATACATACCATGGGATACTCTAGCGTATGATATTGGAAATTGGGAAGGTAACTCGTATGTTCCGGTAACACCCGATTATATAACCATATCTAGAAATTCATTAGACAAAAATGCCTGGTCAAGGAGTAATCGTTGGTTCCACGTAGACGTAATCAACGCGGCAGCACTGTACAATAACAATCCCAATTCAGTAAGTGTTTATGCTACCGCAGATAATAAAGCTAAACGCCCCATTATCGAATTTTATCCTAACTTACGGTTGTTCAACGCTGGAACAGAAGGTAAGTCGCCCGTTGATTTTATCGACACCAGAACTATAGATGCATTCTCTTTAGTAGCAGGACAACAAAATTACTATCCTGACGTTACAGTGTACACCGCGTATAGCGGAACTATCGCATCTACTGATTATGTATCCGCTAGAATAGCTACTGATACTATCGGTACCGTGGCTCTTCCCGCAGTTTCAAATACTATTACTTGCGATAGCACGGTTGGTTTTAGAGTTAATGACCTGATAGTGTTTAATGCGGTTGACTTGGGACCAGTATTTGGAGGGGTCGTAGCTGAAGCAAATTATTATGTAAAAGAAATTATTGATTTAGTTACATTCACTATCTCATCTGAACAAAACGGTGATGTATTTGCCTTGTCAAGTTCGTCGGGGTCAATGCGATTTTATTGGACACCACGCAGCACTGAAGTTGTAGTAGACAACACCGACGTAACAGGAACATTTGCTCTGGGGCAATATGTTACCGACTCAACTAATTTAATACCAACCAACGCGCTGATAACTGCGATCACCGTAACTACTAGTCAAACGATATTTGAAGTATCGTGGGATGCAAGTTCAGGCAGTTTCTTCGCCGGCACTTCCACTGCGTCGATTATAGCAACTGATACCACCAATGACACCTATGCGTTATTTGACGGTGCTCGGGTAGCGTTCACAGTAGATACAGATAAAAATGTAAGAGATAAGATTTATGTATGTCGTTTTTCGACAGTTACCAGCACTACTGATCCGGTAATTACGTTGACTGAGGCTACTGACGGACAAGTGTTAGTTAATCAACAGACCGTTGCATTACGTGGATATTTTAATCAAGGTAACGAATTCTATTTTGATGGTGTGGAATGGATTAAAACACAACAGAAAACTCAAGTAAATCAACCACCCTTGTTTGATGTATTCGATGATAACAGCATAAGCTTTGGTGACGCAGAAATTTACACCGGAACTTCGTTTAAGGGAAATAAATTATTCGCATATGGATTGGGTTCCGGACTTGTAGATGGTATTCTTGGATTCCCTATCCGATACAGCTCCATTGACAACGTGGGTGATATATCATTTGACATATCTCTTAACCTAGACACATTTAATTATGTTAATGGTTCTTCACCGATCACACAAAAAACCAACACTGGTTATGTGTACAATTACCCAACTCGCGTTGTGTATGAAAGACAATTGGGATGGCAGACAGCGATCTCACCGAGCGTACAATATCAAATTTTTGAATTCTCATATAGCACACCATCACCTACTTCAGTGTATATATGTGATATTGCGCCAATGGATAGTACCACAACAGTCTGGCCTACTATTCAAGTTTACATTAACAATGTACTACAAACCGCTGCAGATTACACTGTTACTACCACTAGTAACAGTACTACTGTTACGTTCATTGATCACGCGGTACTTAACCCTGTTCAAATATTAATATTAAGTGACCAAGTTAGTCCTACCGCTTACTACAGTATTCCAATTAACTTAAATAACAATCCACTAAATGCAGACGTTACCACAGCAAACGTAGGTGATATTAGAGGACAATATCAAAGTATATTCTATAACAATCCTGACACAACTGGAAATGTATTTGGTTCGAACAATTACCGTGACTTGGGTAATGTAGTTCCATATGGCACCCGTATTATTCAAAATAGCGCATCGTTGGTATTACCTGGCACATTCTTGCGAAAACAAAATCATAATTTGTTTAACTCGTTGATGTTCAACAGCAGAGAATATATTAAATTTAAAACTCTATTAGTTGATACGGTTAACAATGCGTCTTATTCACAGCGGTATGATCCTGCAACAATGTTGGATGATGCGCTGGATCAGATTGTTGCGTCTAAGACTGAGGAGCAGCCCTTTTTCTGGAGTGATATGGTGCCATCTAAGGCCCCGTATATTTCCAATTCTTATTCATTCGCAAACAGTTTAGATGTAAGCATTTATAAATTAAGCACCACATACGATTTTACTAAAGCAAATTACAATGGCGTTTTAGTATATCTCACACGAACAACAATCGGTGTCACTTCTGTTAAACAACTAATTGTAAATGTTGATTATGTTATCAGTACTGATTCACCGTCACTAACGGTAACGCTAGATTTACTACCTAATGACATTATCACCATTAACGAATACAATCAAACATATGGTAGTTATATACCTAACACACCTACTAAATTGGGCCTATACCCTGCATATACCCCGGGCGTAGTGTTAGACAGTGATTATGCTCAGCCTACCTATTTTATTAAAGGGCACGATGGTTCTTACAATAAGTTGTATGGTAACTATGATGCGACTTTAGAATTACTGATAGACTTTAGAGATCAAGTATTGTTAGAATACGAATTGCGGGTGTTTAACAACTTAAAGTTAAGTTCAATTATTCCTATTAAAGAATATGAAGTGTTGCCGGGCTTTTTCAGAGAAACCGACTATTCATACAATGAATTCTTAGAGGTGTATAGCGCATCATTCTTAAATTGGGTTGGACAAAATAGAATCAATTACAAGAGACAACTTTACAACAAGAATGACCAGTTTACTTATAATTATTATCAAAGTGGAAATAAGATAAACAAGAAACCTATTGAGCAAGGCTATTGGAGGGGAATTTATCAATATTATTATGATACTACTACACCTAACAGTACACCTTGGGAAATGTTAGGGTTTACCGAGAAGCCAACTTGGTGGCAAGACAGATATGGTCCAGCACCGTATACCAGTGATAACTTGATTTTATGGAATGATTTAGCACAGGGAATTGATTGGAATAACGGTGTACCTATTGTAATCAAACAAGCTATTAGACCTGAACTGTTACAAGTATTGCCGGTTGACACTGAAGGCAATCTAGTATCACCCCTAGATTCAATAGTAGGCAGTTATAATAGTAACATATTCCAACGTGATTGGAAAGTGGGAGATGAAGGCCCTGCAGAATTAAGCTACAGAAGAAGTAGCTCTTGGCCCTTCGACCTAATGAAAATATTAGCTTTAGCTAAGCCTGCTCAATTCTTCAATTTAGGTGTAGATTTAGATAACTACAAATATAATCTTGAATTTGACCAGTATCTAGTTAACAACAGAAGCCATCTTGTTATTAGTGATGTTCAAATATACGGATCAGGTACTGCTAAAACTAGTTATATCAATTGGATCGTTGATTACGAAAAACAAATTGGAGTAGATGCTACTCAGAATATCACCAACTTGTTATTTAACTTGGATGTTAGATTGGTATATCGCTTAGCGGGATTTAGTGACAAAACATTATTAAAATTCTATGTTGAAAAAGGCACAGCAAATAATAGAAATGCGTCCTTATTAATTCCAGACGAAAGCTATGCGGTATTGTTATATGACAATCAACCTTTTAAGAAGATTGTGTATTCAGGCGTTGTCATTCAAATAGTTGACAGCGGATATACTGTATATGGCAATTCACAAACTGCTGCATATTTCAAAACATTAAAGCCATTGGCTAACGGTAATACAAGCATTACTGAAGTGGATGCATTACGGGTAAGAACGGCAAACGACTACTCAACTCAAGAAGTAATCGTACCCTATGGTTCGCTGTTCTACACAGTAGAGGAACTAGCACAGTTTCTAAGAGCATATGGAGCATATCAAGAAGCTCAGGGTATGGTATTCTCATCTATTGAAAATGGTTTAGAAGTTACCTGGAATCAAATGATAGCTGAACTGCTATACTGGGCGCAAACTGGATGGGAAGTTGGCAGTGTGTTGACTATAAATCCGGCCGCTAGCACTATGGAAATAAATCGTGACGGGTACATTGTTCAACCGTTAACAATGCGTGAAACTAACTTTGTATTGAATCAGAATTTATATCCAATTCAATCAATGGATCTTGCAATTGTGCGCGACGAAACGCAATTTGTTATCAAACCATTAAATGCCGGTGACACCCTTGCGTATGGTCAATTTAATATACATAGCATTGAGCATGGCATTGTTTTTGATAACATTACCCTGTTCAATGATGTCATCTACAATTTAACTACAGGTTTGCGTCAACTTCGTATTGTGCTGCGTGGAACAAAAACTGCTGACTGGAATGGTACGATCAATGCTGCTGGATTTATTCTCAATCAAGATAATATACAAGAATGGAATCGAACATTAACTTATACCAAAGGTGTTATTGTACAGTATAAAAATAAATACTGGACTGCGTTACGAGTAATACAACCTAGCGAGACATTCAACAGCAATGACTGGAAACGGACAGACTACGAACAAATTCAAAAAGGGTTGCTACCAAACTCAAGCACTCGCTCATATGAAAGCACATTGTACTATAATGTTGACAAGGCTAACTTAGAATCAGATGCTGATTTATTAAGTTTCTCGCTTATTGGATATCGCCCACGTGATTATCTTGCGTTAGCCGACTTAACTGACATTACTCAAATTAATGTATACAAGAATTTAATTAAGAACAAAGGAACACTTAACGCTGCTAGTGCGTTCAAGGGAGTTAATCTACCGCAGGGTGGAATTAATTATGAGATTTATGAAAATTGGGCAATCAAATCTGGCGAGTTTGGCGGGGTTCTCAACAGCAATTTCGTAGAGTTTAAGATTAATGAAAACTATATGACCGGTAATCCCTCAATTGTGGGATTAACTAATGGTGTATACACGGATGGTGTGCAACAAGAAGTACCACTGTACTCACTGTATAACTATGGTAGACCAGTCTTTGATCCAAATGTTTTACCACAGATTTCATCAGCATTGCCACCAACTTTATTGCCCGATGCAGGCTATGTCAATTTTAATGATGTAAAAATGTCAGCTTTTTATTACTCGCAGTTAGCTAGCGCAGTTGATAAAAACGGTAAGGTTGTGCCTATACAAGATTTTTATGTTCGAGATTATCTTTGGTTAGCAAATTATCTCGAACAATGGCAAGTATACACACCTGCTTCTATTGGTCAAGTAATTTATGTAAAGAATAATTTGAATGGTACTGCTACAATAACATTCAATCAGGCGCATAACTTAGTTCAATATCAACCATTCGCAATCGTAAACTTCAATCCAGCAGTTAATGGATATTTCTTAGCATCACTAATTGTTGATCCACAGCGAGTATTAGTAAATCTAACTCTTGATGCAAATACTAGAAACATCACTGGGCAAGGTATTGGACTGTTGTTCCAATCTCAGCGTGTAGCTACCCCAGCCGACATCGCCACACTCCCACTCTTAAGCGCAGAGTTCACAAAAAATACAGTATGGGTAGATACGAACACTGATGGTGATTGGGCTGTATATAGAAAGAGTATTAATTACCAGTACGATACTGAAACCATTCGCCCAACAGGCGTGACCTTTGGTAGTGCGGTAGCATACACTTCAACACTAGGATATTTGGTTGGCGATGCTCAAGCAGGTGAAGTCTATAGATACACCTTTAACGATTTGGCTAACGACTACCAATTGATTCAAACAATCACGCACGATACTTCATTTGGAGCAACAATCGCATATGCCGGTGATATGTTCTTCATATCGGAACCAAGCAGCGCGGCTCCTAAAGTATATGCCTATCAGTTAAGCTCAACACTCACTAATGATGATTTAACCTTGTTCCAAACTGCTATTGCTGCCCCTGCAAGTTCAATCAACTGGGGTAAGGCTATAGCTGTGTCAGGTGATACAAATTGGGTATACATATCTGACTATGATAATCCTTCGACACCTAACTTAGTCTATGTATACAGAAAATCACAGACAACGGATGAGTATGAATTGTCAACTACCATCACAACAAGTGGGCTAGTCGCGGGTGATAATTTTGGTTACTCTATTGCAACTGATTATTACGGTGATACTGTTATCATAGGTACCCCTAACCAAGACTATAGCCCTACAATTGATAATTGGGGATATACATATGTGTTTTCTAGGGCGGTGCAGAATATAGAAACATCGCAGAATAGTATTCCTGATGTTGCACAAATATTTCAATTGGTATGGACACCTAGCACCACAGTTACTGATGTTAGCGCAACAGATGCGACAACAGATGTCATAACTTGCACTAGCACTAGTGGATTTGTAGTTGACATGCCGGTACTATTCTCCGGAACTGTGTATGCTAGCAGCAACATTTCTCCAAGCACAATCTATTTTATTGAAAGTGTTGTTAGTGCAACTGAGTTCCGTATTAAAACTTCGGTAGATGCTATAATCCCGTTAGCTTTAGGCACTAGTAGTGGGAGCGGGATGATAGCTAACGTCCAGTCTACTCCTATCTATGTATCAGTTAATGGTACATTAGTAGACAACAGTAATTATGGAGTGATAGGTAATACATTAGTATATCCTAGCACATTGTCAGCCGGCGATATTGTTACTATAAGCGGAGATCAGTTTACATTAGTTCAAACTCTAACTTCAGAGGTAACACCAAAAGTCGGAGTTCATTTTGGAAATAGCGTAGATACTACCACCCACGCATCTGAAGTTATCATTGGCGCACCGTTCGAATTGACTACGCAGACAGAAGAAGGCGCTGTGTATCGCTATACCAATGGTGGTGGAAAATATGGAATGGTAATCGGTACTACTGACACCAATGTTACCTCTACCAGAACACTGTTAATTAATAATTTTGCTGTATATATTCCGATCGGAAATGCGACAGTTGCTGCTAATTCTATTTCTCAAGCAGGTATACCAAACATTGTGGCAACTGCTAGCAATGGTAAACTGATTATATCATTAATAAATTATGATTTAGCTATCCCAAATGAAAAGCTATTGATAGCTGTGGTGGATACTACCACATTAACTGAGTTAGGTATTTCAATTTATACTCAGACACAAACTATCAACTGCCCACACATTACTGGACCTACACAATTTGGTACAGTAGTTAAATTCAATGAATTTGATTCCTTCGTAGCTAGTGCCCCGACTGGTACTAGATATGCGGCTACGACCTTTGATTTCACTGATGATGAAAATTTAGACAATGACACGGTGTTTGATAATAACGCAACGCAATGGATAGACCAGTTTGTTAATGCAGGTGCGGCGTATATGTTTGACTATCTAGCGGTGTTTGGTGAAAATCTAGACAACACTGGTAAGTTTGTATATTCGCAAAGTGTGAATGACGTAAATCTAGAGTACGGTGCTCAGCCAATGTATGGTCAAGCAATGGATTTCAACAACTATCACGTTATTGTTGGTACCCCTGCATTTAGACCTGGTTATGACAATGGGCTAGTAACATTGTACACTAATAGTTCAGGAATCACTGATTGGTCTGTATATAGAAGCTCAGCAGCAGTAGTTGACATCAACCGAATTCAAAACATACAGTTGTTTAGCGCAGAAACTAACAACACGCTAATTAATTTAGATTTCATTGATCCGCTTCAAGGGAAAATATTAGGTGCGGCCCGCGAAAATATTGATGTCATATCAAACTCAGATCCGGCTCATTACAATAACACTACGGTTCGTAGAGGGATAATCTGGGGAGCTGAGCACGTTGGTCAACTGTGGTTTAACACATCAACAACGCGATTTGTAAATTATCACCAAAATGATGTAACCTACAATAGTAGATACTGGGGCGCAGTCTTCCCGGGGAGTAATGTCACGGTGTATAGTTGGATTGCAAGCCCAAATCTACCGGTAAATTATAATGGCCCTGGTACTGTGTTTAATGTAGATTCATATGCTATACAGTATGTAGAGACAGCTAGTGGTACATTATCACCGATATATTATTATTGGGTGAGAAATACCAATATCATTTTTGAGAAGACTGGAAAGACCTTAGCAGATTCAGTTGTTGAATCATATATTGCTCAGCCTAGAAATTCAGGCATAAGTTGGTTTGCACCATTGTTGCCTAGCGCATTTGGATTGTATAACTCTGCGGCCTATATTAACGCAAATGACAGTGTTCTTCAAATGGGATTTAGCACCGGCACGAATGATGATGTAGCACACAGTCAATATAGTTTAATTAGAGCCAACTACGCTGATGATTTCTTACCGGGATTCCCGGGCATAGGTGGAACATTAATTCCTGAATCATTATACGACCGATTGCTAGATGGATTGTGTGGAGTAGATGAATTTGGAGCAGTTGTACCCAATCCATATCTACCCAAAGCAGTTCAAAATGGAGTGCTAGCTCGACCAAGACAAAGCTTCTTTATCAATAGATTTCTTGCGCTTAAAAATTATCTAACATATGCTAACACTATTTTAGCACAGTTTCCAATTACTGAAACAAGACAATATTCTTTCTTATTTACTGAGGGTCCAATAAACCCATCAACCGGTACTCCATTCTTTGTCACTGCTGATTATTGGGAATATGCAAATTGGTGGGCAATTGGTTACAATGATAACACTAAGTCTGCACTGCAAGTGCCACTCTATGCCAATCTACTCACGCTATCAGTAGCTGTTAATACTATTGTTACCGTCGCTGCAAACAGTACTGGTAATGCAGAGACTTATATTTACAATACTGATGGGACTTGGACTCGCATTGGATTAACGAACGGTACTATTAAATTTAAATCTGATTTGTGGGATTATGCCACTGCACGGATAGGATTTGGAGATAACTTCTATGATACCAATCCATATGATGCATATCCGAGTGAAGAGACTAGAAATATCTTACGAGGATTGAACGAACAAATTTATATAAACGATTTACTAGTCTTTAGAAATAAGAGTCTAATATTGATGTTTGAGTATATCCAAAGCGAGACTATTGATTCACAAAACTATTTGCCTTGGTTGAATAAAACCTCATTCATTGATGTGTCACACACCATTCGTGAATTGCGTCCTATCAGTATATATCAATCAGATAACCAAGACTTTTTGGCAGGATATTTAAATGAAGTAAAACCTTACCACGTGGTAATTAAAGAGTTCTTATTTAAATACACCGGTGCTGATGTCTATGCCGGAGATATCACTGATTTTGATTTGCCTGCAATTTTTGATTCATCAGTTCAACAATTCATCACCCCTGAGTTGGTATACTCTAACCCTAGCTTAGTATCACAGTTTTTACCTAGTAGTCCGATTTGGTCTGATCCAAGTTATATTTCTTGGTATAATAATTATGGGGTAAGCATTACTGGACAAGACAATGTTCAGATAGCTATATTGGACACCTATATTGCGTTGAATACAACAGCATTCGCTATATCAAACGCTCAGGGAATACCTATTAATGGGGTATTTAAAATTGGAAATGAACTTATCGCTTATGCAACGGTTGACAGATCAGTCAATGTGGTCAGCGGCCTAACTCGTGGGGTTAGCAATACACCTATCACCAATCACATTCCAGGAGAGTTAATATACATTGATTTACCAGCAGTGTTGTTATTAGATGGCGGAAGAGGCTATTCTGAGCCACCGCGTGTAATAGCTTATATTGATACGACAATTTACCCAGCACCATCACAGCCTGCGGTATTAGAAGCAGTAATGACATTAGATTCCGTATTAAGTATAACCGTAATTGACCCGGGTCAAGGATATGCAGTATTACCTCAGATTATAATTGATTCTGCTATATCAAGTGAGTTTGCTAGTACAGCAGTCAGTCCAAGCTATAATACCATTCAATTGTACGCCCCGTTGCTACAAACCGGAGACTTGATCAAGTATACTGTTGGAATTGGTAGCACTGCGATTGGTGGATTGACAAATAATCAATGGTATTATGTTAATGTATTAGAGACAGTACCTACTGTTACCGTAGCGTTGTATTCCAATTACAGAGATGCTCTCCAGGATCAAAATAGAATTGTATTATTCTCGACTGGTACAGGAACTACTCACGCACTAAGTGTAGGAGCTAAAGCATCTTGCATATCCAGTGCGGCCCCTATCAGAGAAAATAATATTGCGTTACGATTTGACAGAACTACATACAATTCACAAGTAACTGATTGGGAGATGGACCTATATTATGGTTCATACTTTGCCGGATTCGCAGGTGCGTACAATGACCCACAATCAGTAGCCAGTTCTTCTATACAATTACAAAGTACACAACCGGCTATTAGCACTATTCTGTCCAGTGCCCAAGGGGTAGGCTTTGAAATTGTCGATGTTCGGAATGAGCAAACAGTTTCGTATTCTTCACTGATACGCCAAGTTGCTGAAATAATTGCGTTAAATCACGCTATTCGGTTAACACCTCTTGATGATGGCTCTAATAATCCAAATGCGTCGGGTTCTACTATTGGTTTCTATGTTAATATGCCAATTGTATTCAAAGGTGCTGTGTTAGGTGGATTGGTAAACGATACAGTGTATTATGTTAATAGTATAGTAGATGCTACAGACTTCACTATTTCACAATCAGTAGATGGACCTATCTTTGCTCTGACAGGTGGTACAGTTAGTGCTGCTGGTTTAGAATGTTCAGTTGGCGAAGTAACTAATCTTGCAGTACTTACGATTAATTATCCAGGCATCTTAGAGGTTACTGCGACTACGACAAGTACTAACACTATAACTATTCCGGTTACCTTGGTGGGGACAGGTGGCACTAATGGCTTCTATGTTAACTTACCGGTATTCTTTACAGGAACCGTATTTGGTGGGATAGTTGAAAACGAAATATATTATGTTACAACTGTACTCGATGAGCAAACGTTCACTATCGCTGAGTCCAAAGATCCAACAATGTTAGATGTGTCCGCTACTGCTGCTAGCACAGACTATGTTACAATATCAACTGATACCCAATCTCTAAAAATAAATGATCCTGTAATTTTTAACTCAATGGTAATACTTGGAGTGGATGTTACCGTGTTTGGCAACATTGTTTCAGGCACAACATATTATGTTGCTAGCATTCCTAACAATAATTCAATACAATTATCTGCTGTAGTTAACGGATCAGTATTTCCATTAGCAGATCAGGCTGCTAGCGTAGACCCCTTGCTTCCTACTAACGCAGTATTAACCAGTCAACGAAATGTTGTTCAGTTGTCTACCGCAACAGGAAGTATGACTATTAATGTGTCTATCCCGGTTAGCCCTGGTCAGATTAACGGTCAACAATTTACTTTATACAACACTTCAGAGCAATATCCTGACTTGGCAGGACCGGTTAGTTCATTAGTTACGCGAGAGATACAATCAACTATTGATACCGTAGATAGGGTTGCGATCAGTAGCTACAGTGGTGGATTAACAAACATATATGATAATTTTCCATTACAGGTTGAAACAAATATTGGTGGCCTAGTAACAGGAACAACATACTATGTAGTAGATTCTGGATACATTGAGGTAGACGTTACTTCTACTTCACCATCTATTGCGTCAGCGGTAATTACCGGAGACATACTATCAGGCGCGCCAGTAAGCTTACTAACAGTTACCGGTGTCACATCGGGCGCGGTAGTTCCGGGCTGTTCTTTGGCCGGCGGCACCGTCATTCCTGGCACTAAGGTGGTCTCACAAATAGCCGGCACACCTGGCGGGGTAGGCTCTTATTTTGTAACAAACTCACAAAATGTTATAAGCTCAACACTTACTTGCTCTCTAAGTGCGGTAACTTGTGACACGACTGATTCATTATACATAGGTATGCCGATTATATTCTCCGGTGTACCGCTAGGCACTATCGATCTCAATGTAGAATATTATGTTAGACATATTGTTAATGGAACACAGTTTGTGCTGACTAATACACCGGGAGGGGCAATAACAACCCTGACGGTAGACAACGGAGTAATGACAGGTACCGGATCACCGTACATACAAGTATCAACAAGTCTTGGTGGAAGTGTAGAAGTATTAACTACCGAGACTGCGGTAGTTAATTTAGTCCAGTATCCGCTAACACCACCACTATTCAGTGTTAGTTATCGTATGGGTGGCTATCAGGCTATTATCACTGATTCGGGTACAGGATATGCTATTGATAATACCATCTTAATATCAGGCAGTAGCGTGGGAGGAACAACTCCGAATAATGATCTTACCCTAACTGTTGTGGCAATCGGGACTAGCGGTGAAATAACAAGTGTTATCAGATCAGGCACAGTGCCTGGTATTTCTGACAGCTATTATTTGCGAGTAATTTCATCTACTGAATTAGCTGTATTCTCAAATCCGTTAATGACTGTACCGGTATCAGGTATTGATTTCCCCTATATAGGCATAATCTCAACTACGGTAACCGGAACTACTAGTGGATCAAATAGTATTACAGTTAACAGCGTAAGTGAATTTGCAGTTAATGATGCAGTGGTGTTTACTGGATCAGTAGCCGGAGGATTAATATTAGGACAAATATATTACGTGCTCACTGTATCACCGCTAACTGTTGGTACTGTTCCCAACGATGTTGGTTCTGTTGAAGTGTTGTCTACTACTTTATTGCAAGATTTCACAATGGCTAAGTATGGCTCATATGCAGTCTTACCGGAACCGTTCTATTTTAATCAGAGTATTGTTCGGTATAACAATAGAGTCTACAGTTGTCTAATTAGCAACCACGATTCTGAATTTATATTTGGTAAGTGGCAGTTGTTAGATTCAGGTGATCGCAGATTAAATGCTTTAGATAGAGTTATTGGTTACTATCAACCGACTGCTAATATGCCCGGCTACGACTTAACTCAATTAGTTAGCGGGATACAATATCCAAACAGCACGTATAAAGGCAATGCGTTTGCCCCTGACGAACAGTTCCAAATAGATACTATCTTACAGGATCAACCATTCTATCCCACTGAAGTTGATATGAAAGCGATAATCTGGACCGGAACAAGTTACTTTAGTCCTGCTGAAACATCAACGTATTCGGGTGTTGTGTCGGGCAGTGACGGTGAAAATTGGGTTATTGATAAACTAGCCAACTCAGTGTTAAGTCTGACTGGTATTATATATGTAAATGGAATATACCTTATCACGACTACTAACATTGCTACTCCTATCTTACGTAGTACTAACGCGATCACTTGGACTGCTGGAGGCCGCTATATACCCACAGCTTTGTTACCGAACGAGTCAGTAACCTTAAGCTCATCAGGTATGGCATTGAATTCTGTTGGGTATCGTGACGGAGTGTACATTGTGGCCGGCAGCAGCATTGCATCAAGTGTTGACGCATCTATCTGGACAAATAGATTTACGTTCACAAATGGATTGGTTAACACTTTGTACGGCGTTAAGGGAGTGAGTACAAACTCATATTATGGATTTGTAGCCATAGGTAAAGGGCAGATTCCTGATTATTCAACCGGACTAACTGAAACTATAGATGTAAATCTGGTGCTAACTAGCTTAGACGGTATCTCATGGTCACAAAGCCCGGCTTATAGTTTTAATGGGTTTTATAGCATAACGGACAACGGTAATATTATGGTTGCTGTTGGAGAGAACGGTGTTATTTACACTAGTCAAACTGGCATTGTTTGGCTAGGCGTGAATGAAGTTGCAGTTGTTAGTGTAAATTCTGACACTAATAATATCAACGTTTCTAATACTGATGGATTCTTGGTAAATGATGAGATTAGATTCTCTAACTCTTTTAACGTAATATCGTCTTCTGTCACCTATTATGTGGTGAACATTATTACCCAATCACAACTTCAGATTAGTACTTCATTGGGTGGACTGCCAATCACGTTAAATGATGTTAATCCAAGCACAACAACTTATATGTATTTGTATCCAAGTACAAGTGATCTAAATGATGTGTTATTTGATAATTCTATATTTATGGCCGTCGGTAATGACGGGTTAATTAGAACATCGGTGGACGGTTATGTATGGGTAACGCAAGTCTCTGGTACGCTAGAAAACTTAAATAGTTTGGTATATAACGCGACTGCGGCTACGTGGACTGTGGTAGGTGATAACAACACTATTATTCTAAGCTCTGATAATGGAGTAACTTGGACTAGCTCTTCGATATTTGTTGTAGTACCCACTGTGTATGATGTACAGGGTGATCCGTTTCAGGCTGGATATGGTCCTGAGGAACTAGTAGCCGGCATCATAAGCGATAACATAACGTTGACAGTGGCTACTAGACCTGGCACAAATTGGCCAGAAACTGTATATCAGCACGTGGGTTATAACGTGCTGTCAATCGAAATACAACCAACCTCAGCCACTCAGACTGATTACAGTTTTGATTTAGTAGCACAGACCCCGGCGCAACTTGCAGTGTTTGTCATAGACGGCATTACTGGTACGAGCACCTCGATATACGAACCTGATTACAGTATCGATTGGATTACTAATGTGATAACTTTAGCTATCCCGTTATCTTTCACTCCAATCACTGATACATTACGAATTGATGTGTATGAAACAGGAAACGGAAACCAATTGGTTAAGGCTAATACAAAGACAGATCCAATTCGTGTTAATCTAACCACAGGGTGGAATGAAATATATGTAAATTGTAACTATTCTGCTACTATATTCTCCGGCAGTGGCGTTATTAGACCTGGAACGGCACCCATAGCAGTTGAAGCAATAAAAACTACTGCGATAGAGAATACTATTACTTGCGTGGGAGTAAAGGATTTTGTACTTAATGACCCGATAACATTCCAAGGTACTACGTTTGGCAACATATTAGAAGATACTACCTATTATGTTAAAACAATTAGCACAGTAACTAGTAGTATTACTGTATCAAGTTCATATAATTTCACTTCAGGTACTGCAGGTCCTACTTTTGTGGTTACAACTGCTGTGGGTTCGATGTATGTAGTTATTGCTGTTGGATCGGGCGCGCCGTGGGCTGAACCATTAATGTATCACAATGGTGTGAAATTATTGCACGGGTTAACTGGAACAGTCACCAGAACTAAAGCAACAAATAATGCAGTAACCTGTAACACAACAGGTGGGTTGGTAGTAGGTACTGTAGTAGTCTTTAGTGACACTATGTTTGGTGGGATTATTATACCGCAAACAACATACGTC